GGTGATGGCGATAATTCGTTGAGCATGCGCCGGGTCAAGTCGGGCGCGTACGGCTGCATGATCCACGCCGCCGGGGCCGGCGGTGGCTGGCACCCCACAGCCTGGGGCAGCATCGCCGGCATCGATGAGGACTGACAGGCGCAGATCAGCAGAGGCAAGACGATCGCGCAGGCGATCCTGATCACGTTGGGCATCGCTCATGGCTCGATAGTGGGTTTGTTCACTGGCCGCGAGGCGTTGCTCAAGGGCCAGACGTTTATCCTGCTCGACCTGCTGCGCGCTGGCTGCGGCCACATTCAGCTGATTGAGAGTGTCGGCGTTTAACTGCGCCTGCTCTGCCAGTTGCCGACCGTAGCGCCAGTCCTGAAACTGCCAGGCCAGCGCAGCGCTCCCCAAAGCCAGCAACAAAGCGCCGACTAAGCGCCAGGAGACGGACATAGCACCGCCCTCGCCCGCGCCCAGATGTCGAGCCGATCCTGCAGGCCATTCAACCCGCCGTTGATTCGGCGGGTGATGCTGTTGAACTGGTCGCGATCGGCCAGATCGTTCAGGCCGTTCTGTTCCCAGAACCATGCCGCCGATTCCGCTGCCCATTGCGGTTGCTCAAGCAATTCCGGCAAGGACAGCAAGCGCTCGTCGCCGAACAGGCCGAGGCTGCACTGCCGATAGTTGCTGCGCCCGGTGATCTGAATCAGCCCACGGCCCCGGTACTTTTGTCCGTCGCCATCGGCCTCGGGCGTGTTGCCCAGACGTAACGCCAGCGTGCCAGTGTCGTATTTGCTCAGGTACTGGTTGTTGCCTAGTTCGCGCACGTATTGCAGTTGCCCCGACTCATGGCCGACTTGCGCCAGGAACGCGGCGATGCGTTTTGGCGAGTCGATATGGCGGCGAGTCATTGCGTTATTCAGTGCAGAAACAAAAACGCCCGCTTGGGAGCGGGCGTTGGGCATGATGGTTTTAAGGTTGTCTTCAGTTATTTGCATGATGCGTGTTCCTCCCTGGAGGCTCCGATTGAATCATGGTTGACGGGCAACAACCCCCAGCCATTTTTTTGCCAGAGTTGTCAGGGTGTTGTTGGGTACAGATTCTTCGAGTGCCTCATTCAATGGCAGTACTTGCCCGCCGGTTAACAGCCATTGCTGATACTCAAGCCAGTCGCGATTGGTCGTGTCCTGCGGAATAAACGCGGCATCTTCAACGCGCAATACACCAGAGGCGGTCAGTTGATATGTCATGAGCTACTCCTAGATTTCTGCGTCCGCTGTCCATTCAATCTGCAGCCCGTTACCGGGCTGACTGCTCACAGGCGTCACGGTACCGATAGCGAAACTTCGCTGTGTCACACTTTGCACAGTGGTCCCCGTACAAGCCACTCCCTGCGAATAGTTCCAGACCTGACTGCTTTCATTTCCAGGGCAATACAGGACAACTGTGGGCTGCACTCTCTTCGCAACCTGCATGTCTATGACCATGCCGTATTGACCGGTATTCCCGGCCGCAGCCTGAGTGAACGTAACGATGCAGGTTACGGCACCATTGTTTGCACGAATCTGTAAACGACTGGCAAAGGACTTCTCGAAGTAGCGCTGACACAACATCAGCTCTTCACCAACAGGGCGATATTCGAACGGCGTGGAAACCGGTCCCTCTTCGAGTTGAACCCGTGCAAGATCCACGGTTTGCAAAACGTTAAGTGGCAGATCAAAAGCCAACCGCAAGTAATCATTGGTGCCGAGCATTTTTCCCGCGATCACTGGTACCTGAAAAGTTGCGCTGTATTTGGTCCATGCAGTGCTCAATGCAAAGACATCGACCACTTTGACGACAGCTTCCGAACCACCGTTGCCGAAGTACTGACCGATGGTTACCTTCAACGGGCGCGAGGCGTCGGAGCGCGCCCAAAATGTCACGGTGGCGGTTTTTCCAGCCAGAGTCCTGACAGATTCAACGCCTTGGGAAATCTTGTGCTCAGTAGCGCCAACGCCCGCCGTGGTTTGCTGCCAGCGCAAGAAATAGCTCGGCTCACCTGTCACGTCTGTCTGGCCAGGGGCAAAATCCTGGCGAGAGATGGCCACGGCAGCATTGCCATTCCAGTCGCAACGAAAACGATCGGCTACATACCCACCAATATTGGGGCCTTGGTTGGTCGTTCCGCGCTGCCAGATATCGAACCCGCCATTGATCAGCACATTTCTGCGATACACCTGCACAGGAAACTGCTGCAGAGGATCAGGCTTCGATAATTGGCGGATGGCCTGCGCCAGCTGATCGGTCTGTGCTTCATCAGGTTTCAGTCCGGCCGCTGTGATTGCATTGAGTATTTCCTGAGTAACGCTGTTGCCCCAGCTCGCCGGGATCAGCGATCCCGGTGTTCCGGCAATGGCATCTTCATCGACGAATTTTCCGTCGACCAGGCCGGAGCCCGGGATGCTTTTTGGGTAATCCATGTTTATTTATCCTCGGCCGATGAGCAAATCGCTCAGCCATTGGTCCGCAGCAAGCCTTCCAGCCAGTCTGGCTCGATCGGACGCGAACGAGCATCCGGGAAGTCTGGATTGTTGGGCCAGTCGCGCAGCGCTTGCCGATAGGCCAGCAGTTGTTTGAATTCTTCGGTGCGCAGGGTGGTGCCCTCGCCCATTTCCAGTTCTTCGGCATCGCGAAGGACCAGCCACTGGGTACGATCCAATACCTTGTCTCGCCAGGTTCGTTCTATGACATCGGGGGTTTGCTCTGCCAGTAGCACCCGCTCAGGGCGCCCGCTGACGGTCAGGGAAAGAACGGTTCCCTTTGGAGCGTTCGAGACCAGCGCGCAATACTCGCCCTCGCTCAATTCGAACGCGTCCGCGGGGATATTGGCGCCATGCAGATCGGCGTGATAAAAGCCGGAAGTTTTCGGAGAAAAGTAATACATGCTCAATACCCTATTCCGATGACCCGAGCGGAAATGGAGCCTGACGGCCATTCAGGACAACGAACGTTGATACCTGCCTGGCGACTCACAGTCGCGTTGTTGTTCCAGGTCAACTGCGTTCCCGATGCCGTGCCCTCATGGGTCGCGACGGCAAGAAACAGTGCGTTGGGAAAGACCAGCGGCCATAGATTCAGATCGCCGTAATCATTATTGCCCGCCTGGCTCGCGCCTCCGGTGATCCACTGGATAATCACCCCACCCATCCACGAGGGGAATACGATATAACCGGATGCTCCCAGTCTCACCATGAACCCTAGCCTGAGTTTTTTAGGGGTCACGACAGAGGTATCACTGACACCGGCGTTGACCTCTGCCTGAGAAGCAAGCTTTGCGATCCCCATCAGCGACTCTGTTGCCTGTTGCATCTTTTTCGCTATGGATTGAAACACTCGTAGCGGCGTCATCAACCGCGTATTGCTGGCGCCCGCCTCTGCTTCTTCCTGACTGGCCAGACTGTCGCTTTGTTTCTTCGAGATCAGCGTATCGATTGCCGCTTTGAGCTGAGTGTTATCACTTTCATCAGCGGCCGCGCCCGCACTTTTGATGACTTCAAGAATCTCTTGAGTTACGCCGTTTCCCCAGCTCGCCGGAATCAATGAACCCGGGGTTCCGGTGAGAGGGTTTTCATCTACAAACCTGCCGTTCACTAAACCTGCGCTGGGAATGTTTTTTGGGTAATCCATCACTCTTCTCCCTGTTTGAAAACATGAAACATGGCCTCAGACATGCACGCTCTCCAGCCATTCCGGCACTGACGGACGGAAAGCAAATGCCGGGAAATGACTCGAATCCGGCCAGTCGCGCAGCGCCTGGCGGTACTCCAGCAACTCCAGATACTGCCCAGCCTTGAGCGTCGTGCCCCGCCCCAGTTCCTGCTCGTCACGATGCCGCGTCACCCACCATTCGGTGGCCGCCAGACTGGACTGGCGCCAAAGCCGCGCTGCCGCCAGAGGCTCTTGCTCATCAGGGACTATTTCGGAGGTAACGACCGGACTGATCGTTACAGGCAACGGCGCAATCTCCTGGCGCAGTTCGCCGACGGGCGCGCCGATTTCAATCTGCATGCCCTCTGGCACTTGCACCATCGACTCGACGAAAGCGGGGGCAAACAGTTGGGTGATCGCGTAGTCGC